AAGCATGATGATGTAGTCAACTCAGTGTTCGATGCAGTCAATCGTTCTGGTATCAGCAAAGATTACGACCACAAGATAGAGATCTTTGACAATGGCGCAAAGATGCGCGGCATCATCAACTTCAATGACTTGGTTATTGTGCCAGCAGTTGATGACTATATAAAATTTCAAATCAAGTTTTTCAACTCATACGATGGTAGCTGGGCATTCCAACAGCAAGCAGTAGGCATTAGAATGTGGTGTATAAATACATGCACAACAGCAGATACTGTAGCTAATACATGGGCAAAGCACACTACCAACGTCAATGTCGAAGGGTCAGCAGCCAAGATACAAGCTGGACTTGATGCTTTCTTTAATACTAAAGATCAGTATCAACAGTGGATGCAGACCAGTACCAATGATTCCTTTGTTGAAACATTCTTCAAACATGTAGTGTGTCGCACACCAAACAAAACCAGCACTATCAAATGGAATGAGAGACAGTTAGATACGTTAATGTCTCATTGGTACACCGAAAAGAAACAACTCGGCAGTAACAAGTGGGCTTTGTATAACGCACTCACTGCATGGGCTACACATACCAACGAATCTAAATCACCAGCTAACACGCAACGCTTGCGTGAAAACCAGTTAGCTAAAGTATTCAAGCACAGTAGCTGGCATACAGCATTGGTAGGTGAGTGTGTCTAATAGAATCTGTAAATATTGTCACGATAAGGATGACGGCTGGGTCAAAGTACAAGATGGGTATGGATGCGTAGAGTGGACACACTGCGTATGCATGCCCACTGATCCAGTAAACCATGAAACTATACGAGGTAACGATGAAAAAGAACCCACCAAAATTCACACGGCAACACTTTGAATTTATTGCAGATTTCTTTGGCCCATTGATGAGCCATCCAACTGAAGCTGTTGACTATGCCGATGTTCTTATAGATACAAACATAACATTTGATCGTCAGAAGTTTGAGGATCGTGCTGTTGTAGCATGGGAAAAAGCACATGCTGATAGCATTGAAGAAGCTATCGACCAAGAGCAAGCAATGTTAGATAAGGAGATCAAACATGCAAGTGCAATCTAATCAAATCACACATCAGTTTCTTGATGTAGAGAAAGCAAAGCAGTTTGCTAAAGATAACAATACCACTGTCAAAGTATGGCAGTGGTTTAATCCAGAAACCAAAGAACCTATACATAAAACATATATTGTTCGCGCAAGTGAGGAAGCCATGAGAAGATTTGATGATGTGTTCGATAAACCTAAACCAACAAAGAACCCATCTTTAGATAATATTATCTGTGCAGTATCACATGTAACAGGCGTTAGACTGCATGAACTATTATCTAAAAGAAGAAACAAAGGTATAGTAGATGCAAAGCAGCTATACATTTACATAGCTGTTGAATCTACAAATCAAAGTTTTACAGCTATAGCACATGGCATAAACAAAGATCACACCACAATTTTACATGGCTATAAACAAGCCAAAGTAAAACTAGGTGATTTAGTTTGGTTGAAAAAACTTCGCCAAGCTACAGAATTAATGGGCTTGCCAATGATTGCATAGATGCAGTAAGTTGTGTCCATGTTAAGTTATATGGAACAACTAATCAAAGCGTCAACTGAATGTAATGTATCTATACTCAAAGCATTTAGGATGGCAAACGTCCCTACCAGTACATACTATCGTACTATAGCTGGTGGGGATTTACGTTTGTCTACTGCTAAAAAGGTTTTGAATGCGATCAGACTTCACGCATTACAGCGAACCGAAAGCAATTAGTAGCAACTGGCAAGCAATAGTCAGTGGTTTAACTATACTGCGTAACAATAACGGTTGGTCACAAGAAGAACTGGCTGACCGTATTGGTTGCGCTTCTTCCCTTATACATAAGTGGGAACAGTACAAGCGTGTTCCATCTAACTTTCTTTTAATATGCTGGTTGGATGCGCTTGATGCCAAGGTCGAGATCAAAACGAAAAGCTGATACTGTTGGTGCTAAAGCTACTTGCGATTGCTGCCAAACAGTTACACAGTGGTACATAATCAAAGGCAATAAGCTACTGCTATGCTTGTCATGCTATGAGGAAGAACGATGGGAACATCTCAGCGCAACAAAGGAAGCTATCACGAAAGATGGTGGGTCGAATGGTTCAAAGCGCGGGGTGCGGAAGCAAAGCGGCAACCGTTGTCAGGCCAATTGGGAGGAGAGTTTAGTGGCGACATCCAAATCAAAACCCCGGATGGAGTTCTGATTGCAGAATCTAAATACCAAGCTGAAGGTAGAGGGTTTAGCTTTCTAAGCAAAACTCACAACGAACAGCCAGCAGATATATATCTGCTTAAACAAAAGACTGGCCCCAACTTTATATGTATTGAGGTCAGCAATCCCATAGCTACAAAAATAATTGGCTGGATCGCCACGCAATAGACGATCCAGCCTGTGAGGTAAGTCATGAATGGGGCAAACCAATCCCCAATTCATGATGCACAATAACTGTTGATTAAGTCAACGGTTTATTTTAAGCTGCATATATGCAACATGTAGGAGGTATGCATGAATGTTATAGAAAAAGGACAAGAGTTAGCAGACGATCTGTTTGACACACCAGCGTTTAAGTTAGCACGCAGCCGTGACCCAAGCACCAGCCATGATGCTGCTGACGCACTTGATGTAAGCAAAATGGAACGCCTTGTTTTATCTGCAATAATTTCTTTTGGCAGTGCAGGGTGTATATCAGATGATGTATTAAATATACTGCCTGATTATAGATACAGCACAATCACCGCACGATACAAACAACTGAAAGAAAAAGGCTTAGTATTTGTAGATCAACGTAAACGCAAAGGCCAATCTGGTAGACAACAGTTAATCATGTGGTCAAAAGAGTTTTACATTCCAACACCATTTCAAGATGTTTAGTCATATGGCTGATGCCATGCGGCTAGAGGTAGACGATCCTCTAGCCAAGTGGCTGCTTGTTACACTATGCGATTATGCCAATGAAGCTGGCGAGTGTTGGCCCTCAACAGCCACACTCGCCAAGCGTACTGGTATGCATCGTTCAAGTGTAGCTAAAAAACTAAACCATCTTGAGGAGAAAAAGCTAATCATCAGAATCAATCGACCATTTGAATCGACACTCTACCGTGTCGCTGTGAGCGACAAGGGTGTCGCTGAGAACGACAGTAAGCTACTAGAACCTACTAATATATCTAATAGAGATTTATGTATTAGGTATAAAGTAGAAGTAGAAAAAAGGTTTGGCAGTAAAAAGTTTCATCACAATCTACGACAGGAAAAGTTTGCTGATGATATATTGCAGTCAGGTCAGACTGTAGATTCTTTTATTGCAGAAGCAATCAAGCTTCTTGATTACAAACAATCAAAGAAACAAGACCCACCATACTCATTGCTTTACTTTATTAACCGCAAAGAAAAGCAAAACAAACCTATGGATGTACAGGGTTTGATAAATAAAGTAGTTGTTAATACTAAGTTTTAGTGCAATAATGCAACATGTTTTGGGTGAACTTGTGACGGCTAGTCTGGTCGATAGGCAGTGTAGCTTCACCCAAAATCACCGCAAGGCTACACTGCCATAGACAAGGAGGTATCATGGAACGCAAAGGATTCATAGGAGGATCAGATCTTTACAGCATTATGCGTGGAGATTGGCACGACTTATGGCTGGTCAAAACTGGACGCAAAGAACCTGATAATCTTGACCATATATTCAAAGTGCAGCTTGGCACATATACAGAAACATTCAATATTGATTGGTTCTGTAAAGATACAGGATATGAAGCTTATGAAAAACAGCAACAGTTTGAATCTGTTGTTAATGGCATACCATTCAAAGGCACAGCAGATGCGCTTGTAACTTCAGAAGAAAACAAACAATACTTGCTTGAGTGCAAGCACACTAGCAGCAATCGTTCTATGTCTGACATGCTGGATAACTATATGCCACAGATACAATTGTACATGGCACTGTCAAAGTTAGACCAAGCATACTTATCAGTTATCTTTGGCAATGATATTGATTATTGTTGCGTAGATTACAGTCAAAAATATTTTGATGTTGTAGTTAAAAGGTGTGCAGAGTTTTGGCATTTGGTTACGACTGATACAGAGCCTAGCTATGATGAAAGCACATGGAAGATTGATTGGTCATCAGTAAAAATAGATGGCCTCAAAGCAAGAGATGCAAATAAAGATAACCACTTTATGTCATTAGCACATGAATATGTAATGACTGTAGCTAAAGCTAAAGAACATGAAGCATGTAAGAAAGAACTAAAGTCACTCATTACAAATGAAGAACGCGAAGTCTATTGTGATTTGTTGACTATCAAACGCGATAAGCGCGGTGCTTGTCGCATCACTGTAAAAGAGGAAGTCAGTCATGGATAAAAACCAGAAAGAAAAAGTATTACCTATACCATCTACTATGGAAGCATCCTTGCTTGCATGGTCTAACAACAAACCTGTCTGTCCGAAGAATGGTAAGGCACAGTATGGCAAATACTCTACACTAGAAGATGTCATAGCCACTGTAGATCAGGCTGCAAAGTATGGCCTTACATTTACACAGGTAAATGATTTCATCATTACAGATCAGGGTGCAGTTGTTGACTTCATACAAACTGAGATGATCCATGCTTTATCAGGTTCTGTAAAGATAGGTAGAACACCAATCAAAGTTAAAGACACAAGCAACCCTCAAGCTATGGGTAGTGGTATTACCTATGCTAAACGGTATGGGTTGCAAGCCATGTTCGGCTTAGCATCCGATGATGATGGCAAGGATGCTGCTGGTAGTGCGGCAGCAACAGGTAATAAAACTATCAAGCGTGTTAACCCAGAAGAGGATTTCTAAATGGAATATGATAATACAAATAAAGGTGTGGCTTACAAGCCATTCCCTGAACAAAACCTTATATTGTCAGGCAAGCTAGATGTTGATGGCACACAAGAGCAAGTAGCTATCATCAGTGC